CAAATTTTTTCATAAACTTATCTTCTCTCAACTGGTTAACATAATACCACATCATTTTTCTCCTTTCAATAATTTCAGCGTTAATTGGATTATTTTCAAAATCAACTAATATATTAATTATTTCTTCTTTATTACACTTATTTGTCTTTAAAGATTTTGCTAAACCATAATAATCACATATTTTCATGAGTTGTTTAACATTAAAATTACAATTATAATTCACAATATTACACATATTTAAATCTAAATTTTCATAATCATACAAACTATTCGAATATTTTAATAATATATCACTATTATCAACTACTGGACCACATTCTTTACTATGAAATTCTTTTAACATTTCAGATAAATCAATGTCTTCATCACTTTCTGGTATAGTGTCATCAAAAGAAAAAGAAATACCACTATTTATGTCAACATTCTTTATAGAGTGTTCAATATCATCATTTTTATTATTCATAATAATTATAATAATAGAAATAATTAATAATATTTTATATCATTTTTAACTAAATTCTTATTACATATCAATCATATCCATAAATTTAAATATTGTTTTATTGGATAAACTTAAATAATCTTTAACCTTACTATGTGCCAACTTATCAACAACCTCTTTAATATTTAATCCATCAAACTCTACATTGTCACTTTCAACTACATAATCATCATCTTCTAATATGTCATTTACACATAATATAGCTACATTTTCGGTGATCTCATCGACCTTATTCTTGTTATCAGGTTTTTCAATAGAAACGATTAATTCTTCTAACAAAACACACGTAATTTCAGCAATTACAGACTTTTCAACTAATTTATTATTCATTAAATTAATAAAGAACAAACTCAATGCCTTTCTTTTCTCATTATTTTTATTTATTTTACAAAATTTGTCATAATCTACGTTTGGATCAACATAATCAACTTCTCTGAATAGATCTAAATAAGTAAGCAAACATTTGTCAAACGCAGTTTTCATAACAATAAATTTAGAAATGATTTCCGAATACACATCTGCATACAATTTTGAATAAAAACGATTATTAGAAGCAATATCAAATAAAGCATTACTAATATGATCAATTTCTTCTTCTGTAATATTCATATCCATTAATTTATCAATAACCCCAATAATTTTGATTTTATATTCATCATATGTTTTATCGGATAATTTATTCAAATATGAACGAATATTATTTATTTCTCCTTCAATACCATCTTTTTGTTCTATCTTAGTTGCTTGAAATGACCGAATTGCTTCCCAGTCATCATCATTAATTTCGACATTCTTATTCTTCTTTTTCTTTCCTGTAACAACTTTCGTTTCTCCATTAATATCTGCGTCAGCACTTGTAAATACATTTGTATGTTCCTTCTTTTTAAATACTGGTGTTTTTACATATGTTGGCGAACCTACTTGTGCTGCTAGTGTTGAAATAATATTTAATACACTTTCAGGCAGTTCATATTCAAACCCATCAAAAGTAATATTTTGAAAATCATTTAAAGTATATTTCATTGTAGTTGTCATATCTATATGTACTATATATCAGTACTTTATTTTTATATCAATTTTTTTTAAATATAATATATTAAATCCACTTAAACACTTTACATGAAATATATATTATAAATGTCAAATTTAGATTTAGATAAAAACGAAAGTATTGAAATGAACAATGATATTATAGAAACGAGCGAATATGAAGAGATTAAAACGTGGGACGAATTAGAAATCAATAACGATATTTTAAGAGGTATTTATGGTTATGGTTATGAAAATCCTAGTCCTATTCAACGCAAAGCAATTGTTCCTATTACAAAAAGACGAGATGTAATTGCTCAGGCACAATCTGGAACAGGAAAAACTGCTGCTTTTACAATTAGTTCATTATCATTAATTGACACTACTAAGAATGAACTTCAAGTTATAATATTATCTCCAACAAAGGAACTTGCTCTACAAACATGTAAAGTCATTGAATCAATCGGTAGTATGATGAAAAATTTGAAAACACATTGTTTAGTTGGCGGAACTTCCATTGACGAAGATACACATACATTAAGAAAAAATACTCCTCATATTATTAGTGGTTGTAGTGGTCGTGTTTATGACATGATGAGAAGAAACACATCAGTATTTAAAAATGTAAAACTTCTCGTTTTAGACGAGGCAGATGAAATGTTGTCAGCAGGTTTTCAAGACCAAGTATATAATATTTTACAATATTTGAGTGCGACTGTTCAAATTGCGCTATTTAGTGCCACATTACCACAACACGTATTAACACTTACTGATAAATTTATGCGTGATCCGGTTCGTATTTACGTAAAGACAGAAAGTCTAACACTTGAGGGTATTTCTCAATATTATGTTGCAGTTGAAGATGATAGACAAAAATATAATACATTGAAAAATATTTTTTCTTTTATTTCGGTTTCTCAATGTATTATTTATTGTAATACTGTTAAAAGAGTTGTTGATTTATATGAGGCTATGAAAGATGATGGTTTTCCAGTTTGTTGTATTCATAGTAATATGGACAAAACGGAGAGATATAATTCATTCAACGATTTCAGACTAGGAAAACAGAGAGTAATGATCTCATCTAATGTAACTGCTAGAGGTATTGATGTTCAACAAGTTAGTGTTGTAATTAATTTCGATTTACCAAGATGCGTCAATACATATTTGCATAGAATTGGTAGAAGTGGTCGTTGGGGTAGAAAAGGTGTAGGAATTAATTTTATTACAAGAAGAGATATTAATAAAATCAGAGAAATTGAACAACATTACGCAACACAAATTGAAGAATTACCAGCAAATTTAGAACTTATTACAACAAAAATTTAGATCGACAAACTCTATGGACAAGTAATTCGTATAATAAATAATTTAATATTCTGTTTTTAGAATAATATTATGATTGAAACAGAAATAAAAATAGTAAACACAGATATATTCAAGTTACCTATTTTTTACAATGAAGAAAAGGTTCAATTAAATGAAAACATAATAGAGGATTTAGAACTGCATGATACAATTGATGTATCGGGAACACCCATTTATAATTATGCTTTCAATCCGTCAAGTTCGTTTTCACAAATAATGATACCTTATTTGACAAAATATTATACAACAGATACAATTTATTTAAAAGAAACACAAGAACTTTTAAAAACATATGAAAATTTGGATTGTGAAAATGCTGTTGAAAATTACTTACCAGAAAATGATAAACCAAGTTATGATAATTTTTTGGAAATGTGGAAAGAAATCAAATTAGACACTGGATTCAAAGAAAAATATAATTACATTGACTGGCCATCTTTCGAATACTTAAATAACTCTGATATATTTCTTCAATTTATGAGCATGTACAATATGTCATCCCCAATTATTTCTCTCGTTGTTCCAATATTTATCCTGATAATTCCATTTTTTATTATAAAAATGAAGGGGTTGGACATTACTATGAATGAATACATAGAAGTACTAAAGGTTCTGGCAGCAAACCACGCAATTGGACGCATATTTACACATTTTAATAGTGTCAGTAACGAACAAAAAATCTATCTTGTAATATCAGCGTGTTTCTATATTTTTTCTATATATCAAAATGTTATGTCTTGTTTAAGATTTCATGAAAATATGAAAAAAATTCATGATTATTTATCAAAAGTAAAGAGATATATTGATTATTCTTTGTTGAATATGAATAATTTACTGAAATTTACAAAAAATATGACAAAATACCAACTCTTTAATTCAGAAGTCGAGAGAAACATTAAAATATTAAAAGATTTTAGAAAGACTTTTTGTTTTTGTGAAACATATAATATTAACATGAATATGGTAATAGAAATCGGAAAGGTTCTTAAATGTTTCTATCAATTATATGATAATGAAGAATATAATAAAGCATTTGAATATTCATTTGGATTTAATGGATATATTGAAGTAATTGAAGAACTTATTAAAAACATAAATCAACAACATATGAATATGGCAACATTTATTTCGAAAAATAATAAAAACAAATTCGAAAAAGGTTATTACGCAGTTTTAAAGGGAGAGAAACATGTGAAAAATAATATTTCATTCGAAAAGAATATAATTATTACTGGTCCTAATGCTTCTGGAAAAACAACCATTTTGAAAACTAGTCTTATAAATATTATTTTATCTCAACAATTCGGTTGTGGGTTTTATAAATCATGTTATTTGAAACCATATAAATATATACATTGCTATTTGAATATACCAGATACATCCGGTCGTGATAGTCTTTTCCAAGCAGAGGCAAGGAGATGTAAAGATATATTAGACATTATTAAAAGTTCTAATCCAGATGATACACATTTTTGTGTTTTTGATGAACTATATTCAGGAACAAATCCAGATGAAGCAGTTACTAGTGCAACTGCCTTTATGAAATATTTAGCAAAATATAAGAATGTAAACAGTATATTAACAACACATTTCTTAAAAGTATGTAAAAAATTAGATAAAAATAAGAGGTTTGAAAATTTTCATATGGAAACAATAGTTGAAAAAGACACAAAAAACTTGAAATATACGTATACATTGGAAAAAGGAATTTCAGAAGTAAAGGGTGGAATAAATGTATTGAGAGAAATGAATTATCCAAACGAATTGTTAGATACGATTAAGAAATAAGAAAAACGAATTCAATATATTATAAAATATAATATCAATATTGTATATTTAAGATAAAAATCCTGATATTATATTTTCTAATTTTTCTATTTGGAAAGGTTTCAACACAAAAATATCACAACCACTTTTTATTGATTGACTTTCCATATTTTTATCAGTAGAATATAATATAATTGGTATTTTTTTATCCAATATTTCACGTACTGCCATGGTTAGTTCAATACCATCCATTTCAGGCATGTGTATATCACTAATAAGCAAGTCAAATACAAATAATTTTAAATATTCTAATGCTTCTCTCCCATTTATAGTTGTTGTAACATTATAACCCATTTTTGAAATAATTTTATGTAATATTTTCAAATAAACAATTGAATCATCTACTACTAATATATTTTTTTTAAATTCAATGTCAAATTGATTTTGATTTTGATCTGGATTTGGAAAAATCGTATTATTTTGTAACTTTCTTAAAAATAATTTTGGGAAACATGACATAAAAACAAAAATTACTTTTTATACACAAATATTATAAAATAATTTTATATATTATTCGTTAATAAATAAATTTAAATATATTTTATATTTCTAATAATAATGGTTTTATCAGATATTTTAGGTTCACCATATTTAATATTTTTAGGAATAACATTAGTATTAATTGGTGTAGTTGGATATTTTTTTATGACGAGATTAAATGAACAAAATCACAAAATTAACTCTATGTTTGATTTAGTAAAAACAATGGCAGAAGAAATAGAAACACAAAAATATAATACTTTCTCACTAAATAAGAGTGTTAGTAATCTTATTTCTAATACGAACGATGTCCAATTAAATAATAACACAAATGTTGACACTATTGATCATAATCATTTAAACAACAATAGATTTAAAGAAAGTAATGATCTAATTTCTGTTTCAGATGGTACAGAAGAAGACAATGATTCATATAATGATAGCGATGTTTCTAGCAATTATTCTGAAGAAGAAGACGAAGACGAAGATGAATATGAAGAAGACGAAAATATTATTGAACTTTCTGATTTTGACAAAAAAGATGATGTAAAACACATTGTATTAAATTATGATGAATTATCAGAAGAAAACATGTCAGATGTAGAAAACGAAAAATCTATTAGTGCTTCTGAGATGGATGAATATAATTTATCTGAAGATGATATGTCATTACACACCGAAGAAAATGTAGAAGATAGTTTAGATGAAGTTGAAGAATTGCAACAAGAAGAAAATAGCGAAATAAAAGAAGAACCAATGGAAGAAGTTAAACATTTAGAAGAAAAAGATGATTTAACAGATTTAAGTATTTTAAAAACTATTAATATCGACGATAATTTAGAAAATATACAAATCGATGGAAGTGTAGACTATAAAAAACTATCAGTCAAAGAATTAAAAACGATTGCTATTGAAAAAGGGTTAGCAAATGAAAATACTAAACTTAAAAAGAATGAATTATTGAAATTATTAGGAGACGAATAAATAAACTATTTTAACGTGTGTATTTTATATTTTATATTGTATTATTATATATAATATATAAGATGTCCTGGTCTACTTGTTATTCTGGAAGTAATAATGTTCATTTCAATTATCCACCATTAATGTCTGATGGTAGAAATTGGTCGAGTTGGTTACCAGATGCCGTTATTAATAATCGTATTAGAAACCAAGAAAATATTAAAACTAGTTGGGACTATAGAAGATTTTTAACTAATCATGGTTTAGAAATAATGAAATACAATACAATGGAAGCGTGTTACACACTTGGATTAGACCCACATGTTAGCACTGATAAAACCCCATCAAGTAATGTTCCATATGTTTATAAGGGTACTTTTGACACTGGCAAACCTGGTTTTGGTTACTGCAATAGTGATTTGAAGAACCCATATTTAAACCGTGAACAACTTTATGCCAAAATGATTTCACCATCAATTTATTATGGAAATCCTTTGGGTTAAAATATATAATTAGCGATAATAAAAAATTAAATAAATAATTTGTTATTATAGAATTGTTATAATGAAAATACTTAGTTTAGATGTTGGTATTAAGAATTTAGCGTTTTGCCTTTTTGATAAAGATGATAATAGTGACAACTTTAAGATAAAAAAATGGGATGTTCTCAATATAACAGATCAAGAAGTAGTTAAATGTTGTTTTATAGAAAAAGGTAAAAAATGTGAAATAGATTCAAAATACAAAAAGCACAATAACTATTATTGTTTGAAACACGCAAAAAAACAACCGTTCATTGTCCCTTCTTCTGATTTGAAAACAAAATATATTAACAAACAAAAACTCCAAAAATTATACGATATTGCCGATAAATATAAAATACCTTATGAACAACCAATTAAAAAACAAAATTTAATTAATGCTATTAACAATTATATTGAGTCAAAATGTTTAGACCCAATTGAAAGTGTAAATGCCTCAAAAGTCGACCTTATCAATATTGGTCTTAATATAAAAACAAAATTCAATGAAATATTTGATGATGAAGAAACAATTGATCATGTCATCATTGAAAATCAGATAAGTCCAATAGCAAACAGAATGAAGACTATTCAAGGAATGATAGCACAATATTTTATAATGTCTAATGTACTTGTTGATAATATTGAATTCATATCAGCGTGTAATAAATTAAAGGAATATAATGAAGAAAAAAGTAAATATAGTACTAGAAAAAAATTGAGCACAGATAAAACTTTAGAATTGTTAAATAATAATTTTGAGTACACTGATTGGGTTGATTTTTTTATGAAACACAAAAAGAAAGATGATTTAGCAGATTCTTTTTTACAAGGTATTTGGTTTATTAAAAACAAAATATAAAAATATATATTTTAATTCGTATTACTTAAAAATATATGTTCTAATTAATTCATAATAATGGATTCCGAAATAATTGATATTTCTAGTTTTGATATAGATGATAATTTAGACAATAGTTGGGATAATAAAGGTCATGGTCATGGTTCTAACATGAAATCAACTAATTTTGGTGGAGGTTTAGAATTTTTAATGAATGACAAGATTAGAGAAAGTTCAAAACCAACTAGTGATATTGATATTGAAGACTTGAACAATTTAGAAAATGAATTAAATGATCTTGCTGAGGAAACCAGTGGAAGTTATCAACCAAAATCGGATATGTTTGGTCTTGGTGGTGGCGAAGACAGGCAATCAGTAAGATTTGACGATAATATCTCGATTGGACAGGCAACAGCAGGAACTTTTGGCGATGTAAATGATGGTAAAACATGGGATGGATACGCAAAATTTAACAATATTCCATTAAACCCAGATAAACCTGGAAGTAGTGAACCAAAATTGTCAAAAGACGAATTATTGAGAGAAAAATTCAAGTATCTTAGAAAGTTAGAAGCTTTAGAAAAAAAAGGCGTTGAGTTATCGAAAAAATACAATATGGATTCGCCACTTGCCGAAATGCAAGGTGAATATGAAACCATCATGGAAGAAAAATCTAAACAAAACTCTGTGAAATTTCAGGGTAACATGTTGATGGCTATTATTAATGGTATGGAATTTTTGAATAATCGTTTTGACCCTTTTGACGTTAAATTAGATGGTTGGAGTGAACAAATCAACGAAAATATTAATGATTATGATGATGTATTTGGAGAATTATATGAAAAATATAAGAGCAAAGCATCTATGGCACCTGAATTAAAATTATTATTTCAATTAGGTGGAAGTGCTATGATGGTTCACATGTCAAACACTATGTTTAAAAGTGCTATGCCTGGGGTTGATGATGTATTGAGACAACATCCTGATTTGATGCGTTCATTCCAACAAGCAGCAGTTAATACAATGGGACAAAATAATCCTGGTTTTGGGAATTTTATGAACGGGATTATGAACCCAGAACCACAAATTCCTATGGGAAGAGGACCACCTCCGCCAATGGCAACCCAAAACTATTCACCACCACCAAATCGCCCAGGAAACAATAGTTACAATAAATCAGTTGATATGAATTTGAAAATGACAAGACCAGATTTTAGCAGTAATAATGAACCACCAAAATCAAGTAAACCTCAACGTGCGGAAATGAAAGGACCAAGTGATATTAGTGATATCTTATCTGGTCTAAAGACAAAGACTATTAATATTCAAGAACCTACTATTCCTGAAGAAAGTACAATTAGTATTTCTGATTTGAAAGATCTTCAAAATGACGGAAATATGCCAAAAAAGAGTAGAAGAAGACAAAAATCTGATAAAAATATGAACACAATCAGTTTGGATATTTAGATGAACCCATTTAGTATCTATTTGCCTTAAGGGTTTTATTTAATTTTGGCGCCCATTTTTTATGTTTCTTTTTTGTTGCCGATGTTCCACTAATAACAACAAACCATGTAACTTTTCCTAATTTGTTTAATATTTTTTTTATTTTACTCGAATATTTGGAATTACTAATGAGAGAAACAAAACTCAAAGAACCCTTATCAAGTCTCTTTATTTCGAGTTCTTCTAATTTAACATCATTATTTACAAAACTTTGATCTATTTCCTTCTTAAAACTTGTCAATGTTTTTGTTGTATCTACATATGCTCTTACTAAATATTTTGGCATTTATATTAGTTGAATATATAATATTTTATTATGTAAATAATTCACATTGTATATTCAATGAATTTATACCATTTGCCTCCTAAACTTTGTTTGTATAAATCCTTATATTTATTATCTTTTGTAATACATATAATACTTAAATCATATGTTTTATGACCATTTCCCAATAAATTATAATAATGACAATAATATAAATATAAATATATATTTCTTTCTGTATTAAATAAACAAACTGTGGTTGTATGTTCACCATAAATAGGTGTTCTTATTGTTTTCAATAATTTAAATCTATTATCTTTTTCTTTATTTAATCGATCAATATATCTACCGTTTCTGAATTTTATTTCATTGCTATAAGACAATATTATATGTAATATTTCCTTGGGTGTTTTCACCCATATTTTTCTGTCTAATTGAATATTAATATTTTCCATAATAAATAAATATATAACTATTATTCTATGTATTTATTTTTGTATTTATTTTATCTTTATTTTATACACTAATAAACCACCAATCAACGCCTCGCAAATAGTTACTATCCAATAAAATATATCACTAACTGTCCAATTATAATCTTTATCCCAATCACCATATAAACTTTTGCTCATAAACCCACCTAGAATTACCGCACCTAAAAGAGGATGTATATTTGAATTTGGGGACTGGATAATCGCACCTATATATCCAAATATAATTGTAACTATTATTTGCATATAATTATCAATATTTTGGTTAAACCCAATCATATATTTCATTTATTCTATATTTATATTTTTATTTTATTTTTATTATCATTATATAATACAATAACAACAAAATATGAGCAAATTTGAAAATGGATTATTTATATTTAGACGAGACTTAAGAATTGTCGATAACAAAGGTCTTTTACTAGCAAACGAAACATGTAAAAATGTATATCCTATTTTTATTTTCACTCCAGAACAAGTAGGTAATGGAAACAAATTCAAATCTGACAATTCTGTACAATTTATGATTGAAAGTCTGGAAGATTTGGCATCACAAATATCAAAACAAGACGGAAAACTTCTTACTTTCTACGGAAAAAATAATAAGGTTATTAGTGACTGTATAGATGCCCTTAAAATAGATTATATTTGTTTCAATCGTGATATTACACCTTATGCCAAGGAACGTGACGCAGAAATTGCAGAATTATGTATAAAAAAAGGCGTATTATGTGATACTGCTGACGATTACTATCTTCATGATATGGATGCTATATTGAATGGTTCTGGAGAAGGTTATCAAAAATTCACACCTTATTATAATCTTGCTAAATCAAAAAAAGTCGATACACCAGAAAAAATAAAGAAAATACATTTTAAAAATGGCGCTAATTTCAATATACCAAATAAAATCTCGCTAGTAAATGCTATGTCCAAATTTACTCACACAAATCCCAACATATTAGTAAATGGGGGTCGCACAAACGCAATTAAACAAATAAAAATTTCTACTAAAAACATTAAGAATTATCCTAAGACACATGACGACCTTACTAAACCTACTTCACAATTAAGCGCATATATTAAATTTGGTTGTTTGTCTATTAGAGAGATTTATAAAATATTCCATAGCAAAACTGCTTTTATTAGACAACTATATTGGCGTGATTTTTATGCCCAAGTTCTATATCATTTCCCTCAAGTAATCGGTCACGCAATGAAACCAAAATACAACAAAATACATTGGAATAACAATCAGAGATGGTTTGACGCATGGTGTAAAGGACAAACTGGTGTACCAATAGTAGATGCTGGAATGAGACAAATGAATACTACAGGATATATGCATAACCGCGCACGTTTAATTGTTTCTAGTTATCTTGTAAAAACACTTCTTATTGACTGGAAAAAGGGGGAAAAGTATTTTGCTGAAAAATTAGTGGACTATGATGTGGCAAGCAATAATGGTAATTGGCAATGGACAGCAGGTTCCGGCGCTGATTCACAACCCTGGTTTAGAATATTTAACCCTTGGAGACAACAAGAAGAACACGACCCCGACTGTGAATATATAAAAACATGGGTTCAAGAATTAAAAGAAGTTCCTGTCGAAGCAATTCATAATTGGAATGAAGATTATATTAAATATAAGGATACAAAATATCCAAAACCAATTGTGAACTATGAAGAACAAAAAGATAAGGCAATAAAAATGTATAAAGATGCGTTGTATTAATATAATTTATTTTTTATGTTTTCTACTTTTCTTTACACGTCTTGGTATTGGTCTTGATTTTGATTTTGATTTTGATTTTTTAGTTTTACGAAGAGTTCTTTTACGAGTATATGAAAGACAACTATTATTATGACCACCAATTTTATTCCATTTATCATATTTATTAACTAATTCTAAAAAATGTGGATTTTTATAAAAAAACATAGGTTCTTTGAATTGATTATAAGGAGTTTTTATCTTAAACGCAATCGGATGATCATTTTTCCTTATTGAAAAATATTTATTTCCACCACATTTATAAAAATAAATAACATCAGGTTTTCTAATTTTTTCTTTTATGTAAATATCATAACCATCATTTTCTTTACCATAACGACCATAAAATTTATATCCTTTACTTTCCAATTCCTTCATTTTTGTATACCAAAAATCTTCTCTCTTTTTCAGGATCTTCCCCATTATATAACTATAATGTTTAACAATATAACCATCACTAATTTCATCTGGCATTTCTTCACTTTTTTTACCAAATAACAACATCGAATTTTCTTTTATTAAATCATATATTTTTCTTTTTTTATTAACATTATCTATCGAATTCATTGTACCTGTTTTTTTAAACAAATCAATATTATAATTTAAATAAAATTTATTTACATAATCATTATAATCCTGTTCAATTGTTTTGAAATAAATCTTTATATATTCAAAATCAACATCTATTTTATAATCTCTATCTATATATAATCCTTCTAAAGGACTTTCTAATTCTAACTTATATATATCCCATTGTTCACCATTTACCTTTTTAAAATTTGGAGGATATATTATATGTCTTTCATCAAAAACCAATTTTACATCTTTCTTCATAAAACTCAATAAACCACTTTTTTTCGCAATTGTGAATTTTGGATCTTTATATTGTGGCCAAACACAGGTTTTATTCATTGGTATAAAAGGATTACAATATGTAATATCATACATTGTTCCTGGTGGAAAACCATATCTATAATTAAAATCTTTGAAAGATTCGAATATCGTAGATAAATATACTTCTGATTGTTCTTTTGTATATTTGTTTTCAACGAAAAATTTTTCAAGATATCTTTTTACATGATTTGGAAAATAAATCATATCATAATATTTTGAATCATAAAAATCATTCATTTTAACTGTTATATCCTTTTTCAATTGAACAAGATCAATATTATCCTTTTGTTTTTCTAGATATGTTTTTATAATTGGACTTTTATAACTTAAAATATTTTCCGGATTTAACATTCCAAACGAATTATAAATTATTGGATTTGAACCCATTTGCATATTAAAATACTGTACATTATTGTTTGTCCAATAATTTTTTTTACCTGCGTCTATTATATTTTTTTTTATCATGTCATTGTCACTTATTTCTTTTTCTTTCTGACGTTGGTCATTTTTTAATTGTTCCTGTTGTTTAATAAAATCTATTTGTTTTTGTTTTATTTCTAAGTCTTTGTTTTTTTCATGAACTAACCTATTAATATTTTCATCCTGAAATTGTCCTCTACTATTAAAGAATTCATTTTGTCTTTTGTCTTGCGAATATTTAACATATTCTGAATGGGGAACATCTTTATAAATAGTCCCTACATCTTCCCATATTGTTTCATCATCTTTACTATTTTCTACTTTTTTATTGTTTTTATTGTTTTTATATTTTTTATCATCAAATGTTTCAATATCTTCCCATATTGTATCATCTTCATTACTACTATTACTCTTAATACTACTATTACTATTACTATTACTATTACTATTACTATCATAATCTGTTTTTATATCACCCCATGTTACTTTCTTCTTTTTAGTATTATCCTTTCCAATAGTAAACATAAAAATAAATTACTATACATTAATCAAAGAAAAAAAGATATAATTTATATTTAGTTTTATATATAGTTTTTTTATATAAAAATATAACATATTATAGTACATTAATGAATAATAATAATTTATATTTAGAAGAAGACGACGATGGAATTATTATTAAAAAAAAAGGTATCATTATGAAACGTATTGACAAAAATATGTACAAACTTACTTATAATATTAAAAACAAATCTGTATATTTACCAAAATTACTAGACTTCAACATAATCAAACTTGTATATAATGTGAACCCAGAAATTTTTCAAGAAGTAAATCTAGAAATAATAGATGACACCCACGCCAAAATTTTTGTCCTGATGAAACCATTATTTTCTGACTTTGGCATGCCACAAAGATACGCTTATTTAAATGTAGAAAAACATGTTGTAGACAAATTTGTTTGTTTTACATGCTTCCCAGTACTAGAAATAAATAAGTCAGAAATATATAGCAAACACAATTTACCTCAATTATGTGAAAATCTGCCTGTCGAAGAATTCAAAATGATATGTAAAATAGTAGATAATCACCATCTTGAAATAGAACAAACGGTTTGTTATAATCAAGAATTCGAAATTCCGAAATTTATGGAAAAATTTGCTGGAACAATATTTACGAAATTATATTTAAGAACAAAAGAATTTATAGAAAATTTAGTATTATAATATATTATTCGAGAAAAACTATAATGGACTTTCTATTATTTGAATTTATTAAAAACATTTTATTTATTATAAATGTAACGTGTATATTTGTAAGACAATATATATTATACAAAACTGGATCATTAAAATATCGTGATGCTATTATTACTACTGCTGAAAAATTGGTCGAAATCAATGTTTTATGTGTAAAAATTTTTCAAGCAATTTCTTTAAACAACAATTACATTGATGAAGAAACAAATCAAATTTTATTAAGATATACTGATAAAGCACCATATGAAGAAGAAGATATTGACTGGTTATATGTAATTGAATGTATGAGTGACTTCAATATTACATGTGAACGATTAGTTCCTATTAACTCTGGGATGATATCAGTTGTTTTTAGATGTATAAAAGACGGAAAAGATATTGTATTGAAAGTAAAAAGAAGAAATATTGAGGAAAAGATTAATGATGGTATAAAACGAATTAAATTTTGTCTGAATATAGTATCATTATTTGATTATTATTATTTGACTGAAATATGTACCGTTGTAAATAAAAATATTGATATTATTAAACAACAAATAAATTTCTATAATGAAGTCGGTAACATTATTTTGTTCAAAAACAAATGTAAATATTTAAATTATGTTAAAATTCCAGAAGTATATGAAAACGTCACTTACCGGTACGAAAATATTATTGCAATGGAATTTATTGAAGGAGAAAATATTAATAATACAATGAATGAAGACAAGAAATTATACGCAAAATTAATGATTAAGTTTGCTCTTGCTTCTATACTTAATTTTGGTTTAGCACATGGGGATTTACATTGTGGTAATATAATATTTATTAAGAATGATGATAATGTTGTATCAGAAAAATCAATTCCAAAACTACAATTGGGTATTATAGATTTAGGAATAATACTTAAATTAGATTGTGATACGAAAAACGCATTTATTGAAATTTTTTCCAATATAAGAAAAGATAAATTAGAAAGAAGTTCTATAAAACTAATAGAAAATCTAATTGAACCAAAAAATTTACTGAAAAAACTCCCAGTGAAAGACAAAGATTATATCATTAAAATTATTACAGATGTTTTTGAAAATATAATAAAAACAAAAAAAGCGAAACAATCATTATTTTTTGAAAATTTTAAACTATTTAACACGTATTTTTCTTCAAACAAAGAAATTAAAAAATTAAATATACGACCAACTGACGAGTTTTTGAAAATACAGATGGCACTTGCGATGTTCAATGGTGTTATACTTGATTTATCTTGTGATAAACATGTTGACATTACATTAGAAGTACTTAATGAAATATTTCCGAAAATAATTCCAAACTTTATTGAAGATGAAGATGATGATGACGAAGATGATGACGAAGATGATGAAAATATAACACAATCTTGATAATTAAACATTATTACAATTGTCTTTATAATATATATTTTCCCATAAATTATCTTTTCCATAAATCGGAAGAACACCTTTCTCCATGTCATCTAGACATTCTTCATGAGTTTCTTGCAATTGAATACCTTTTTTTGACATAAATAAATCAAATATATAATCATATTTTTGATTTATAAAATTTGTTATTGTTATTATCAATATAAATAAACCTATGCTTATAAATATTGCTCCTGAATGGTTAGGAATTTTTAACTGTCCTAATCTTCCAAAATAACACGTATCATAATTATTTATATTTAATATAGTATTGTTATCTACATTTTGCTGTGGGAATTTTGTGCTAATATCAATATCTATAATTGGTAATAATTTTTTTCTGGGTAAATGTTTATTATTTATAATAATTTTTGTTTTATTCGAATATATTGGCACATAAATGCTGCTAATGAATAGTAATAATATAATTATTTTATAAATATGGTTAATCATTATGTATATATTATTAATTTGTAACCTTGTTCGTAGTCAATTTTTTTACTTAATCTCTAAAACAATTCTTGTCAATAGTCACTACTTTTGCTATGTTTTTAATTATTTTTGTGTATAATATATCGTCTTCGGCGTTATTCTTTCCTCCAGTGCATTGTATTACAATCTGAAGATACTTATCGTTTGTTTTGGAATCACTGTCTTTGTAATCTGGATGCGCTTCTTTCCAATCAAATATTTTCATTTGGTTTTTATCAGCAACTAACCATACAACTTTCTTCAAACAATCCATATTGTCGTTATCCTTTTTCCATATATTGTCTTGTTTCAAATACATTGTGTCTCTCTTCAAATCGCTGCAATGAATTGGTCTTTTACACACATCTAATTTTTTCAATCCATTAATAAATATACTCGAAATACCTTCGACAAATCCTTCTTCACCTACTCTCTCCAAATCATCTAATGATATTTGAAGTGAATTAATAAATTCTTTAATATTCATAGCATCTTTACATGTCTCATTCAAAAATACCTGAAGATTAAATGTTTTATTATGACAGTTATTATTAATGGTATTATTATTTGTGACATTATTATTTTTTGCTAACTCCATAATCATCTTGTTTTGTTCTATTATAACATTTTGATAATCTTTATTTTGCTGTAACAATTCAATAAATTTTTCTTCTTTAATACATGGTAATACAGTGTCATTATTGTTTTCTTGATTTTTACAAATTCTTTTATGTCTATAGAGACTGGAATGGTGTTTATATGTCTGTCCACAACTACACTCGTACACCATAGTATCGTTTGGCGACACAATATGTAGCATTTTTGTAGCATTTTGATGTTTTCGTGTGAGTAGGTGTCTATCCCATTCACTATTCTTAAAGCATTTATAGTCACATTCAAAACATTCAAAAATATTGGCGATTTTTTTGTAGCATTTTGTAGCATCCTGTAGCATTGTTCTAAACTACCCAAAGAAAAAAAAATTTTTGTTGTGACGATAAAAAATGAATTATTTTTTTGGTACTCAGACCATAATTTTTCATTTCAGTCACATTTTCTATTTTTTCCAAAGAGTCAATTAGGTTTTTGAAAATGGACAAAAATAAATGTCCAAAATCGAAAACCTGGGTCATTTCCCCAACAAATTCTCAAAAACCGTATAGTTCCATTTTTTCAGCACACCAAAACAAAACCAAAACGACCAAATTACAGAAAAAATCATTGTGACTGCTGTTGGTCACAGGAGTGCCTTTTTTTCAGTAAAATCTCGTCTTTAAGTACCCAAATTATATATATTATTTTTCTAACTTAAAGAAAAATTATAATCACATTATTTCTAATCACGAAAACAATATTTGTGAATAGTTACCATTTTTTTTATTTATATTATTATTTGCTAACTCCATAATAATCTTATTTTGTTCAAATAACAAACATTTGAACTATTAAGACTGTTTTAATAATTCAAAGAAATTTTCTTCATCACAATCATTATTTGTTTTGCTAATAAAAGTACATTTTTTTTTGTGAGCACAAAGTGTAGATTGATGTTTATATGTCTTACCACAACTACAATTGTAACATTTTTCAGTTTTATAATTGTTCATTTCATTACATAATGTGTTTTTAAAATAATAGTTGTTCTGTAATATTTCTTTTATAATATTTTGATTATCAATTATAGTATATATTTTTTCTAGAAAAAGATTATTTTGAAAATTAGATGTATTATCAAGATCCATATTTTTTTTCATAAATTCTAGGTTATCATTAACTTTTTTTAGATTATGTATTATATGTAATTCATTAGATTTTTGTTCTATATTTTTCTTAAAACATACTGTTTTATGATACCACAATCCACTTCTAGAAGAAAATAATTTACCACACGTATTACATGTTTTATTTTTATTATTACTGTATTTTTTATTAATTTTATGTTTTTTTGTAGTAATATGTTTATTATAATTACTCAATTTATTACATTTAAAATTACATTTTTCACATAAAAACTTATATTTATTACTAACAATTTCTTCATTATTTATTATATCTTTTATATATAAACATTTTTTTTTGTGAGCACAAAGAGATGAATTATGTTTATATGATTTACCACAACTACAATTGTAACATTTTTCAGTTTTATAATTGTTCATTTCATTACATAATGTGTTTTTAAAATAATTGTTATATTTTGATATTTTTGCTGTTGAATAAGTATGTAATTCTACATATTTTTCAGAACAAGGAGGCACAGAGTTAAGTGATGGAGATAATTTTTTATAATATTCAAATTCTTTCATTAATGCTTCTCTTAGACATCTAAGAGAACATTTTTCTAATATTTCAAAATCCCAATTATCCCAACCACCATTTTCTATAATTGTTTTATATAATTTTCTTGAACGCAAAGATAAATTACTACAAGCATTTATATGTTGATACTTTCTGTTAGTAAAATTTGTTGTATGTCCTACATAACAATCTTGTATGTCTACATTTTTACAATATATTTTATATATTATTGTATTTAAATATGACTTTGTTGTATTTAACAACATAATATATTAGAATAATATATAATTTAGTTTTATATGGTTATTTTTATAAAGATATAAAATTTTTCACATAATACAACAAGCGACACCATTTATGTCACCATTTTTATTCTTTTTTATTTTTATATCACCATTACTGACTACTCCACCAGTGGTATCAAGTAAATCCTTTATTAGTTGTTTCATATGTTTTACTTTATCCTTAGGAACACCATCTAAATCCTCATGTCTCTCATTGTTACGTATCCAAACATAATATTTTTCTTTACTGAAATTTCTATACAAACAATTATTTATTAGAAACAAATATATCACCTCAGAAAAATAATTTTGATTTACTAATGATTCACTCGTAACTTGATTATTAATCTCATCATGAAGCGCCTCATAAGCATCCAATTTGTCAGAAACATCATTCATGTTTAATACTGGTTTGTAATATATTTTCTCAAAAACTGCACCAAATGTGTTATACGTCTGCGCTTCTTTGAAATTTAAATTCATCTTCTCATTTAATTTAAAAAAAGAGTTAGTTGTCGTAAGAACAAATGTAGAGAATAATAATATAACAGTCTGATCTTGATTTAATATATGAGACGACGCTGCTTCTCCAGTACAAATAGCAGTCAATAAAGTAATCGTAAAATTTATTACTGTTGTAATATAATTCCATAAAATAGAACTGACATACTTTTTCCAAGACTGAATACCGATTTTTCGATTTATGACATCTTGACGTAAAAGCATCATTTTTACTAAATGATTGTCCTTGTTTTTGTATATAAAAGAACTATTATTATCGTCACAATCAACCAAACCTTTATTATTCCCAGAGCAATCCATAAACAAATTATTTGACAAATCATTGATATTTATTATTATTTCTCCTCCAGAAATATCTTGAATAATATTTTTATCGAAAAGATCCTTCAGTTTGATACTAGATGATACGTCTCTATATTTTTTGAGAACAGTATTTTCCTGTGTTTTTACTAAATTTAATAATTCAATAAATTTTTTCCCTTCGGTATCGTCGTTTTGTTTATTCTTTGAACGTGGAGACGCAAGTGTTATTGGGTGTGACCCTGGAGGTGGAGGTGGATGTGGACGAACAATATGTTTATTATTTTCATCTACAACAGTATTACTATTATTGTCTGATGAATAGTCTTTTTCTTCAGTTTCTTCTGATACATCGGATGTTTCACTCGTGTCTATAGACAGATGTTTGTTCATTGATTTTTTTCGCTTTAATTTTCTCTCTAATTCGTCTTTTGTAATACTATCATCGTGCATTTTTGAATTTATGATATATACTATAATAATCAAAATAAATTGTTGAAACAAATGTAAAAAAATTGAAAAGTATTTAGAGATTTACAAATAACTATATAATGAGTGATTTATTTATTGAAATAACAGAAAACACATATCAAGAAACAATGACACAAATGACACAAACACCAATATTTATATTTATAGATGGTAGTTACTTTTGCTTTTATCGTTATTATTCATTGCTAACATGGTGGAAAAATGCGTATCCAGAAAATCCACTAGAAGACCCAATAGCAAATGAACAATTTGTAGAGAAATTCAAAAAGACTTTTACAGAAAACATGAAAATAATACCCAAAAAAATAGGATTAGATAAAACAGACAAACCAATTTTCATTGTAGGAAAAGATTGTAAGAGAGAAAATATCTGGCGAAATGAATATTTTGATAAATACAAAGAACACCGAAAAAATTCAATGGAAGACGGATTTATGGGAGGTCCATTCTTCAAGATGGCATATGAAGAAAACCTCTTTATAAATGGTGGCGCAAAGGCGATATTAAAACATCCGCATTTAGAAGCAGATGATTGTATTGCTTTGTCTGTTAAACACATATTAAAAACTATTCCACACGCAGAAATTTATGTAATAACAAGTGATAAAGATTATTTACAAATTGCTTGTGAAAGAGTTAGACTTTTCAGTTTGACATTTAAAGAATTGACAGAACAAAAAAGTTCACATGGTGACGCAGAAATGGATTTATTCTGTAAAATAGTAACAGGTGATCAAAGTGATGGAATACCGTCTGTGTTTAAAAAATGTGGTCCAAAAACTGCCTTGAAATATTATAATGATCAAGAATTATTTTATAAAAAATTAGAAGAAGATGTAGAAGCAAAAAAAATATATGAGAGAAACAAAAAAATAATAGATTTTGACGAAATACCAAAGAATTTAGTAGATGAATTTATGAAGACCATTATACGTTAAAACACAATTGGCAAATCATCACGTACAAACTCAGCAACCCCATCACGTGTCCATTTAACCACAAGTGTTATAATTTCGACACCACAATTAATCGCTTCTTTTACTGCTTCACGGTATTCTTCATCTATGACAGAAGCAGTAAATCTGTCTACATCAGTTCTTTGTATAACATAGCACATTAGGCAACGAATTTTTGATTCTTTTTTGATTAAAGTGAGTTCTCTAATATGTTTAAGAGCTCGAGGACTAACAGGTTCGGTGCTTTTTTTTCGGTAACCATCAGGAAAGTAAGCAACTTTCGAATTCCAATCACGACCACTGAAGTCCATTTTTTTTCTTTCTTTCGAAGTCATGTCTTCATAGTCAGCAAGAGGGACATTTTTTACTTCCATTATAAAGGGTATACCATCAGAGTCAACACCAGTAAAGTCGAAACGTGAATCAACTTTCCCTTCAATATATATTGTTGTTTCTCTCTTGTAATTGATAATGTTTGACAATTTAGAAAGACAATTATTTTTAAGGGCATTTTCACACAGTTGTTCGCCTAATTGTGGATGAATACCAACAATAGTTTCACTTTCACTTTCACATTTACAATTGGATGGATTTTTAATAATTGCCAAATAAATACGATGACTGCATTTTTGTTTTGTATTACCAGATTTTGATGTAGGTGTTGGTGCCATTAATATAGATGCTCCAACGTCAGCAAGACCACAACAACCGAGAGCAGCAGTATGGGCAAGTATTTCTTCAGAGGATCCATCGATTTTAACGTCGGCAACATAAGGAGTTTTAATATATTTGGATGGTCGTTTGATGACAACTGCTTCAACAAGACCATTTAAATTCATGAGTATCTTATTAGATATAGTAATAGACATTTTACTAATAATTATTATTGACATAAATGATAATAAAATATATTTTTGTCAATTTTTTACATAATAACAATACTTATTTAATTTCTGTATCTGTTTATTTTTCTGGTCTTGTTAAATGAATTAGATCCTCCTTTTTTTTCAGTAATACTAGTAGATACATCTGGTTTAGGAATAGAAGTATTTTGTTGAGGATAATTTGTTTGTATATTGAGTTCTTCAGGTTCGTATTTCAAATTAAATAATTCAGAATAAGCGCGTCTAATTTTTTCTTTGCTTTCAGCACATTTCATTTTTAATTTTATTGATAATGGAATTTTATCCCAAGGTCCTTTTTCAATAATCGACAAATCAATAATAACATAATAACTGAGTTTGGATAAATCTTTTGCGTCAACAGTTCCTTGTGAATATTTATTGAGTACACTTTTGACTGGATTTTCTTTTGTAGATGTAGATGTAGGTGTAGATGTATTATTAACTATTTGTCTATCTATGGGTACTTGTGTTTGCCCAGCATTAGATCCGTCACTAACTTGTTCATCAGCGCCACCTTTATAAATATCTTCTAGACGAGACATTTTCAGTTCTGTATATTTTTTATACAATGTTGCCAAATATTTTCCTAGTAAAGGCACTTTTGCGTAACTAGTTTCGAAACGATTTTTGAAATTCTTATAACCAGTTAAGAATATTAAGTATTTAACATAATTAGGTATCAATTCATAATTAAATACAAACAAAGGATTATTTACAAAATTATTATTTTTAATCTCGAAATTACATAATAAAGTGTAATGTTGTACATTATTCACTTCAGATAAAACAATGAAAATAAAATTTTTAACATTATTCAATTCCTCATTAGAAAAAGACAACACTGGAAAATAGTTTCTACTAATTTGAATACCCATACGATTACCTGCCATCATTTCAGGAGTTATCTCAATTTCTTGTATTGTGTCCAATTCTTCAATAACAGATGGAAATTTAGTGTTTTGATCATATGGTTTGTTTGTTACCTTATCTATTAAACCTATCTTGTTTTCTCCACGTATTTTAAATTTAACAAAATAATTATCTTGGAATTTATTTGTGTTTGTAGTGTCTAATATAACTAGTTTTGTTCCAAAAATTTCTTCAATAATACTTACAGAGAATTCATCGCCCCAATAACTTCCATTTCCCAAAACATCTGATCCTGATGGATTATTCGAAGCAACACAACTTTTTTTAATTTCTTGTTTTACTTCATCGATTGTTTTAATTGTATTGTCCTCGTTGAACATAAATCGAAATTTTCTTTTTTCTGGATTGTCATAGTCATCATTTTTATATACCTCTGCTTGATAATAATATCGTTCATATATTTCTGTAGTAAAACCGTCAGCAACAGCATTTCTCAATGTAGAAACAGAGAATAACCCATTAGAGTTACGATATTTTGAATTTATTATTTTTTCATTCAACAAAGATTGATTAGTGAGTAATTGAAAATTTAATGCTTGACTAATTGAAGAAAAAAAACAATCACCACCACCTTCATTTTCAATAACTTTCCATGTTGAAGGTTCTGCAAAAGTTCTGTTATCATCAATAAGGTTCAAACTTTCTCCAGTTATTTTCAAATTTGAAAACATATTTTGTATTGTTTTTGATAATAAATCATTAATTATACGTTTATTTTCTAGCATATTTATTACATTGGCAATCTTTTGCGAATTTTTTTGGATTTGAACTAATTGTTGTTTTTGAGATTTTATTTGTGATTGTATTGGTGTTTGTGTTTGTGATTGTTGTTGATGTGCGTGAGTACTATGAAGTGGATTTACAACACCCGAATTACTATCTGTTTGTTTAGTTGTAGAAACCGGTTGTTGAGGAGGAATATTAGCAGGAGGAGTTGCTGTTTTTTTCTGTTGTACTGAATGTGTACTATTAAGTGGATTTTTTATAGTTTCTCCAGATGTCAATTCAATATCTTGTGCGATTACATTCGAAGCAGTAACATAATTTTTATATAATTCATCAATATTTACGTTCATAATATCATAACATTTCTTTTCAATAATTAAATTATCAAATTGTTTAATTTTTTGATCAACATATGTGTCAAATAGTGTGTCGTACGAATTTATTTCAGCAAATAATAATTTTGATTCTGTAGAATATTTGTTTATAGTTTTTTCATTATCATTAATTTTAAAGTCCAAATTGTTTTCATTAAATTCTTCTAATTTTATTTCTTTACTATTAATCTCTAGTAATTTAAATAGACGTATTAAATTTAAATCTTTTTTGAAATCCAATTTTTTGTTAATCATAAAATCAAAAAGAATATTGTAAATCTTATTCTCCACTTGTAAAAAAGATAACAATACAACACCATAATTACGTTTTTCTGTTAATAAGGTAATATTTCTAGAAAACATATATAGATCAATATCTATTGATAAATAAATCATATCATAGCATAGAACGATGTTTCTTTCTAAATCTATTAATTCACGAACATTGGTTTCCAAATCCTTATATTCCTTTTTGAATTTACCAATATAACCAACATTTGGTATCATAGAACCAGTTTTCTTTTTTAAATCAATTGCGCTCCTTAACATATTGATCTGCGCTTCAGTATATTTATTTTTAAAATCATAATATGTCTTCTTTGTTGTTTCAATTTGTTTGATTGTTTCTTGTAAAAAAAATGTCTTAGTGTTCTTAACACTATTGTTATAATATGTTTCAATATATAAAGTAGTAGTACTTTCATTTATAAATATTTGTTTAGAGAGAAGATTAACTACTTCATATTCTAAGATTATAAGTTCAGGATTTTTGTAATATTTATATATTTCTTCCAAATTTCGATTTTTGTTTTCAGTTGAAAAACCAAAAGGATTTTCTTTTATATAAGCATAAAAAATTGTTAATATGTCTCGTGTATTTTCAATATTTTTACTCAATAATTGATTATTAAGTAAACCCTCATACATTTGAATATCTTGACTTATCAATAAATCACGCAATTGAATTTTGTATTGGTTTAAATAATATGGTTTGTCTTTGATATATGTTTTTTCAAGAACTGACAAAAAATTTACAATTTCTTTGATATAAAGAAAATATTTTGAAATAAAAATATAAAATGAATTAGATACAATAAAGATCTCACCTAAAAGAAAATCTTTGAAATAATTTATTTGACTAATTATTTTCACCAATTTGTCGTAATTTTCAGTATATTTTTTATCAACACGGTCATAAATAATATCATTAATATTTTTATTATTTGATTTATTAGTTGTGACATAATTAAAAAATGCTTCAGTCAATGATTGATAACGACCCATGTTTGTCTCGAAATTTTTTTGTTGTTCTTCAAATAATTCTTGATATTGATCTAGATCGGTTTTTGAAGCAGTCAAACTTTCAAATGCTTTTTCAATATCTGGATATTTTTCTCTCAACTGATTAAATTTAAGATCATCATAAAATAATGTTACAAACGACAATGGAAGACCAGTATAATCTTCTTTTTTAAATTCTCCTTTAACAAACAAAGGATTATATATTAAATTTTTAACGAGTTTCTGTGTATCAGGTGAAAAATTCTTAGTAATATTTGGATCTTGTATTTTAGAATATTCAGACGATGAAGGCGGTTGTTGTTTTTCTTCAGGAACAATTTGCGTCATTTGTTCTTGTTCAAAACGAGATATTTGACCAGGAGTTAATTTTCCGGCGCGTATTTCTGGAGGGATTTGGTTTAATTCATCTTCAGCAATTTTTTGATTTGCCATTGCTATTTGACTAGATACACCAGTAATTGCCATTATTGTACTCAAATAAGGACTACCAACAAAATTGCTTTCAATCTTCTTTGTATCTATTCTCCAATCTCCTTGAGACCATTTATAGTTATTAATTATATATTCTTTTCCTTTTATATAAAATGGTCCATTTGCTCTAAATAATGCGTTTAAAGTTGCTCGAATATTGTTGTCGACATAACCCATTTTTGTAGCGCTATATAATGTGACACCCTTCTTTTGACTAGTTCTGGCAATAGTTCTGGCAACCAAACTATCAAACTCATTTCTGTTGAAGAATTGCGTATATAGTTCATTTTTATTAGCATATTGTGGTATATCATAAATTACTCGACTACTCATTTTTATAATGGGATCAAAACATACATTATTCATTTTCTTTTTTTCGTCGTCCTTAAGTGGAATAGTCATAAATGGTTTATAAACTAGTTTAGTACTTCCACGAATATTTGTATTTATTAATATTGTTAATGTATTAGGAATTGACATACTTATAATACATTAAGATTATAACTTTTATATTTTATACCTTTTATGTGCTAAACAATTACCTAATAATCATAATTACTAGTTTATTTAATTATTTTATTTAATTATTTGCTTTAGTATTTATTAGAATATTCTAATTCAAACTTGGTAAATGCTTCTTTTTGCATTTTCATTTGTTTCTCTCTGTTTGCCTTATCTAAAACTGCCAATGCCGAAGCAATTTCTGTATCAGAAGTAGTCATTCCTTCAACATTTGTATCTATTAATTTGTGTAAAACACGGTATTTATGAGGAACAATACATACGTCGCTTTCTTCATTGAATAAATAATCAGATAAAATAACAAAAATAGCAGTTAATATAAAAGCAGTATATATATCACGAGTACCCATCCAAGCCATAGCAAAGACTAATAATTGTTTTGTAACAGAATATTTTAAATATTCTTCGGTGGATTTACTAAATTGTATTGTTATAAATTTTGAACCAATATTGAGCATTATCATTACTACACCAGCAAATAATTTAGTGCTATTTAAATACATAATATTGTCGTTTAAATATGAAAAAAATCCACTAATAGTACCGAAATTATACTCTGTCTTTGGTATATCTGTTGTTGGCATAGGTTGCATAGGAAAGGGGAATTGACTAACTGCCGGTTGTTGTGATATAATTTCTTCGGTCTTATTATTTTTTCTTTGTTTTCTTGTCATATATTTAAAATATATAAAAAAATAAATGTTAAATATGTTAAACTAATATAATCCGCACTTTCTCATAGTTCTACTAAAATATTCAGTTGTACTACTTACGAATTTCTCTTTTATTTTATGTAATTCCCTTTTATTTTTATTATAATACTGGTTTATTTTTGGTGTGAAACTTTCTTTAACACTACATGATGACCATAAATAGAATATAAAAAATGAAAAAAATAAAATAATTAGAAATAATTTAGGAATTCTCCTTTCTCTCATACTATAACACAATATTATAGTAAACAATAATTTAAGTATTTTCTAAGAATACACTGTGAAGATCATTTTTAACTGGCATAAATAATGATGGACTGACCACCATAGTTGATGAATCTTTAGGTGTCATAGTATTCTGAATATTTAATAAATTGTCAATAAATATTTGGTCTTCTTCATTTTGAATTTGTGTTCTGCCTTCGGCAAAATATTGTTCTTGATAAGGATTTAAAACAGTTGCGTCTCCATATTCATTTTGAATAACTGCTTCATTGTCTGATTTTTGGGAATATTCTTTTGATTGACTTTCTGAACGAAGTGCACCAACTGTGCGACCAGATTTTCCTATAACAGGTGCAGGTCTATTAATTCCTCCAACACCTCCTATAATAGGGGCAGGTCTAAAACCTTCAACATTCTTCCAGTCAAAAGTAAACATTGTTTTGTAAAATGGTTGAACTTGTTCATAAGGTAATGGTTTGAAGGTGACAATATTAGATATAATTTTACTTTTCGACAATAGAATTAATAAAAATACGCTGAAAAACCCAAGTAGAACATTTGTTTTTGTAATAAATAGAAGAACAACAACTATAATAAATCTTCCGCAATAAGTATTTAGTAAATCACTGAATTTGAATGGATTATGTAATAGATATAAAAAAATGCTTAACAATACTACTAAAATAGTTATTTCTCTCGACGATTTATTCATTATTTGATTAAACTTTATATAAAATAATTATATTTTAATTTTTCCGAATAACAATAAATAAATTAAGATGTATTTTCAAATTATTATCTTAATTTTTATTAGGAAGAAATGTCTTTAGCAATATATGCAGCTCCATTTGATAATAATAATAATAATAATTTAATTAGTGAAAAGAAATCAACGCATAACAAAACCCAAAAAAGATATTATAAAAATGAAATTGACACTGAAAAAGTTAATTCAGTATTAAAAAGTATTCATGAAAATAGTTTAGAAGAAGAAAATGATATGATGGATGATTATTTTGGAAGTCCACCACCTAATCCTATGTCTATTGGAAGTCAGAAAGCAGGTGTAAAGGAAGGTATGCAAAATAAATCTAAAACATTCGACACTTTAGGTGCTCAACCAAATACTTCTACACAATTTTATAACGATTATAATTTAAATAATATTGACAGCAATTATGCAGATGAAAATTCTGTTAAGGAATATTATAAGAAATTTGTTCCTAATTTTAGTGGAAATATGATGGCACAACAACATATGAATATTGATCATAAAAAACAGCAAATGCTTAACCAGTCGCAAATGCTTAACCAGTCGCAAATGCTTAACCAGTCGCAAATGCTTAATCAGTCGCAAATGCTTAAACCCATGATGGAAAGTATGTCAAATGACTCTAATGATGTATTAATGAAAAAATTAAATTATGTTATAAGTCTTTTAGAAGAACAACAAGATGAAAGAACAGGAAATGTAACAGAAGAAGTAGTATTATATTCATTTTTAGGAGTATTTATTATATTTGTTGTTGATGGTTTTGCTCGTGTTGGAAAATATACTCGTTAAATGTAATGTTGTTCTAATTAATTATAAATGTTTTGTTAGGTTCAAATGTTTTGTAAGCAAAATTATAAAAAAAATATGCTGCTGGAGAAACAATAACTGGTTTGTTCCGTATTGTTAAACTGTTGAAAATAATATTATTATGACTAATATTTTCAATAACAAGAAATCCAAATACAGGATTTTGTTTCATGATTTTCCACGCAGCAAGTTTAAACCCATTAATAAACACATCATCTCCTACATTTCCCTTTATTGAAGCAAAGCATGTTAACGCTTCTTTTTCTCTTTCCACAATTGTACACGATTTTCTGAAAAAATAAATACACTGTATTTGCCTTTCACCGTCTAATATGAAATAAACAAAAATATTTTTCGTCACAATCAACTCAAGTATATTAGAAATTTCAGGTTTTATAACTATTTCAAATAATAAATTACAGTTTGTTTCCAAAAAATCACTTACATAATGTAAATTTTGTTTATTACTTTCGATTATATTATAAGATGCGTGTAATGAAACTCTGGGTGCTCCCCATTGTGTCACATCAAAACAATACATATTGTAAACACATAATGGTACTATTCCTGTTAATTCACCTTCTCTCTTAAATAAACTCACAACAATACTCTTATTACTGTGTCTCTGATTATATTCATGAGTTTGAATAATCTGTTGAGCAGTGCCTTTTTTTCGGTAGACCATATCAACACATAAATAATCAATATAATAAACATCAAATATGCTGTTAGGGTCGCCATTATTGATTTTAACATTTAAAGGACGACTAGTCATTACAGCAATAGGTCTAATATTATCGACTAATTGTTGAGTTTTATTGTCTAATAATGGTTCTTTTATATTAAAGAATGATATGAAAACAGGTGTATTAAAACCTTTGAAATAGGGTTCGATATTTTCTCTCAACGGAATATATTTGTTTGTTCCATTGTTGAAAAAATTTGTTCTTATAAAATTAACAAATGTTTGTAGTTGAATATTAGTTGTTTTATTGTATTGTGATGTGTCAATTTGTTTGAAATTAGTATATTTATTTTCTTTTGGCAAGTCATGTTTAATTATTCCTGGAGAGAAAAAGTAATAACCAATGTCATAAATATGAAAAACTGGTTGGTAATACCAAAAACCATATCTCATTTTCAAATAAAAATAATAAATCAAAATTATAAACACAATTAATATTGAAATATAAGGTAATAATTCGGCGATGGTTAGCATTTTATTATTGAAAAACTTAATTTACTAAAATAGAATATTATATTTATTTTAGGTTATTTACTTAAAAATAAATTATATTTAACTTAATATTATGAGTCAAACAGTATGTTTAAATATGATAGTTAAAGATGAATCACACATCATTCGTGAGACTTTAGAAAAATTATGTAGCAAAATAAAGTTTGATTATTGGGTTATAAGTGATACAGGTTCAACGGATGATACCCCAAAGATTATTACAGATTTCTTTAAAGAGAAAAATATTATTGGCGAATTATATATTGATGAATGGAGGGACTTTGGTTATAATCGTTCATTAGCACTTAAAGAAGCATTTAATAAAACAGATTATTTAGTTATTTTCGACGCTGATGATGAAATTGTTGGAGACATTGTTTTTCCATCACCTTTATTATATGATTGTTATCATTTTCAATTTGGAGATTGTACTGGTGTGAAATATACTCGTACACAATTAGTAAATAACAGAAAAAAATGGAAATATATAGGAGTTCTTCATGAGTTAATTGAAAGTGATGGGTTTCATGCTTCAACAGACCTTATTAGGGGAAATTATTACACAATATCTGGTCGTTCTAGTTCTCGTAATAAAGACCCATTAAAATATTATAAAGATGCAAAAATATTGGAAAAAGCATATGAAGAAGCAAAAGAGAAAGACGATAAAATATATAATAGATATGCGTTTTATTGTGCAAATTCATTTAATGACGCAGGACA